TGGGTAGCTAATCCTATGGGGGTAATTGTCCTAAGATCTTCATACCATGTCGGTCTTTCATCATCAGCGGAGGTCTTGAGTGACTGGGAAGGATCATACCCTTGCGGTATTACTGTCTGTAGTGAATCAGTAAGCCCCTGCGCTGCCTGCTCCTGCCCGGCCTGAACCATCTTAGTCATTGCCCTTTTCTTGGCAAGTTCCTGAGTTTTCTGTAATTCACGAACAAAGTCTTCGTAGGACCTTTTTGAATATGGAGAAGGCCTCCACCCATGACCGTAACCACCAACTCTCTCTGGCATTTGCTATACCCTCCCACCGAGTGGCTGTCCTGACCTTCCGGCGAGGATATCAGCACCGGTAGATCCTGCGTATGACCCTGCAATTCTTGTCTGGACAGGTGAAGATGGCCCAGCCCCTCTGTACGCTGGCGCCCCTGTGGGTGCGAATGTCGGCATCTGGTACATCCTCTGTGCCGCAGGAGTGACCCCCGCAGCTTTCTGTGAGAATGACTCTGGGGTTGTTCCTGTAAACT